CATAACAATTTAATATATTATTGTCAATAGCTTGTCAATACTTAAATATAAAATAATATGAATAAAATAAAATTCGATTCAGCTACTTTAGAAGATGTGTTTGAGCAACTGGCTTTGGGTAAATCTGTTAAATCTGTCCTAGATGATAAAAAATTATCTTATGAAGGCTTAAGAAAATTAATGAGAAAAAAACCAAAAATCAGGCAATTATATAATGAGGCTAAAGAAGACGGCATAGACTACCTTTTAAGTAATAATATTGATATGTTGAATAAAACAGTTGATGAATTCAAGGCTAATGGCAAGGGTGACCTAGCTATTACTAATTTATTGAAAGAAATTACAAACCTTAATAGATGGAAGGCAAGTAAATTATTGCCTAAGTATAACGATAATGCCCAAAAATTACAGTTATCTAACGCTGATAATAAACCATTAATAGTTAAATGGGCTAAAGATTAAATAAAATTTAATTAATAAAATCAATCTTAATTTGTTTAAAGGTTTATAAATGTTCGAACATTTAAATGAATAGTTGCGTTTATCTCTATATAAAGATCTTAATATTTTTTTTTATTTAATAGGCCCTTATTCAATTAATAAGTTTAATAATTAAAAATAATTCAATTAATACGTTGTTCTGATACTTTATCGTTATCAGTACATATTTAAAATAGCATAAATTCTAGGCGGTGGCCCAAAAAAGCGGTTGCCTTCTTAGAAAAATTGCTTTGCGTTAATAACGTTAGGAGGTATATATAACTAAACAAAGAAATCCTCTTATGCCAAAAAAAAATAAAAATAATAATAAAATAAACGCATTAGTTGTTGTTTCTGAAATAAATAATTCTGTCGTTATACATTTTAATGGCTTTGATGATCTTACTCATGCTAAATACTTTAGTGAATTTATGTTAGATGAACTTGGTATTAATTCATTAAAATTTGATGAAAATAGAACTATTCACTAATAGGGGGGTTTTGTTTAAAAATGACTGAAATTGTAATTCCATATACACCTAGAAAATTACAAAAATTTTTGCACAAAGAAATGCTAAAGCACCGATTTAATGTAATCGTTGCACATAGAAGGTCTGGCAAGACTGTAATGTGTATCAACCACATGATTAGAGATGCTTTAACTAATCTTAATCCTAATCCAAGATATGCCTTTATTTCGCCAACATTCAAACAGGGTAAAGCAACTGCTTGGGATTACATAAAAACCTTTGGTAAGAATATTCCTTTTGTTAAATTTAATGAATCAGAACTTAGATGCGATTTTCCTAATGGAGCAAGGATAACTATTTTGGGAGCTGAAAACGATCAAGGACTAAGAGGAATTTTCTTAGATGGATGTGTGATGGATGAAACACAAAGTTTATCTCCAACAATATTTCCTGAGATTATCAGACCTGCTTTGGCAGACAGAAAAGGATGGTGCATATTTATTGGAACGCCAAAAGGCCAAAATTATTTTTACAAATTACACAAAGAAGCTCAAACACAAAAGGATTGGTGGACTTCAGTATTTAAAGCTAGTGATACAAAAATATTAGATCAAGATGAATTAGACTCTGCTAAACAAATGATGTCAGAAGATTTATACGACCAAGAATTTGAGTGTTCGTTTCAAGCTGCAATTACTGGATCTTACTATGGTGCAATCATTGATGACTTACAAAAAAATAATAAGATTACAGATGTACCTTATGATGAAAGTTTAGATTGTGAAACTTGGTGGGATTTGGGTCTTAAAGATTCAACCGCAATATGGTTTGTGCAAAAGCATGGAAATGATATTAGAATAATTGATTATGAAGAATCATCTGGAGAAGGCTTAGATTTCTATGCTGACCTGCTAGACTCCAAACCTTATAAATATGATAGACATATAGCTCCACATGATATAAAAGTTAGAGAATTAGGAGCTTTCGGCAAATCAAGATTAGAATCAGCTCTTGAATTAGGTATATCCTTTGATATAGCTCCAAAACTTTCTATTGAAGATGGTATTGAAGCTGTTAGAAAGAATTTACCTAAATGTTATTTTGATAAAGAAAAAACACATCAAGGAGTTGAGGCATTAAAGGCTTATCAAAAAAAATGGGATGACAAAAATCAATGTTTTAAAAACAGACCCATTCATAATTTTGCAAGTCATCCAGCAGATGCTTTTAGATATGGGTGTACTTTTGTTGGTGGTAAAATGACTGACTGGAATGAAGAAGTATATGTTAATACAAATTATATAGTTTAATATGGCAGATAAAAAAATAGAATTTGATTTAAAATTAAAAAGCGTACTTGGCAATCATATAGAAAATGCTCTTGGATATTTAGGTGGCAGTCTTTCTGAATCCAGAAAAAAATCTCTTGAATATTATTTAGGTGATAAACTTGGAACAGAAATAGATGGTCGTTCACAAGTGGTATCAACTGATGTGTCTGACACAATTGAAAGTATCTTACCAAACTTATTAAGAATATTTACAGCATCAGATAAAGTAGTTAAGTGTGAACCTGTAACTGCTGAAGATGTTCCTATGGCAGACCAAGCAACAGCTTATTTGAATCATGTTTTCTACAAAGAAAATAATGGCTTTCAATTATTATATAATTTTTTTAAAGACGCATTAATTGAAAAGAATGGTTTTCTAAAAATTTATTGGGATGAATCTGAAAGTGTAGAATTTGAAACTTATCAAAATTTATCATTGGAAGACAAAGAATCATTAGAAGATACTAGGGATGAAATAGAATTTATTGAAGAAGAAGAAGTAGAAGATGAATATTCTAAAGCAGAATTTGAAAAAGTTATTGAACAATATGAGGCTCAAGGTTTGGAGATGCCTGAAATGCAAATACCAGATTTTGTTTTGTATAATTGTAAAATTAAAAGAACAAAAAAAACTGGTAAGATAAAAGTTGAAAGCGTTCCACCAGAAGAATTTTTAATTGATCGTAATGCTAAAACAATTGAAGATGCTGAGTTTGTTTCTCATAAAGTTTTAATATCAAGATCAGATTTAATAGCTATGGGATATGATGAGGATGAAGTTAATGATCTTCCATCATCAAGTGATGATATTTACAATACTGAGAACACAGTTAGACAAGGAGATATTGATGAATATTTAACTGATAATTATGCACAAGGACAAAATACAAAAGTTTCAATTTATGAATCCTATGTAAAATATGACTATGACGAAGATGGTATAGCAGAACTTAGAAAAATAGTTTCAGCAGGTGATGATGGTTCTATGGTGTTAGAAAATATGCCTTGTGATAATATTCCCTTTGTAACTGTCACACCAATTCCAATGCCACATAGATTTTATGGTAGATCAGTTTCGGAGTTAGTTGAAGATATTCAATTAATGAAATCAACTGTAATGCGTCAGTTGTTAGACAATATGTATTTAACTAATAACAATAGAGTTGCAGTTATGGATGGTATGGTGAACATGGATGACCTACTAACAACCAGACCAGGTGGAGTAGTTAGAACTAAACAACCACCTAATCAAGTAATGCAACCTTTACAATCACAACCAATTTCACAACAAGCATTTCCAATGCTAAGTTATTTAGATACAGTTAGAGAAGCAAGAACTGGTATTACAAAATCAGCACAAGGATTAGATGCAGATACTTTAAATTCAAAAACTGCAACTGGTGTAAATACTTTAATGACACAAACGCAAATGCGTTCAGAGTTAATTGCTAGAATATTTGCCGAAACAGGAGTTAAAGATTTATTTAGAAAAATACTTGAGCTGATGGTTAAATATCAAGATAGAGAAAAAGTTGTAATGTTAAACAACCAATACATTCCTGTTAAACCTACAGAATGGAAAGATAGATTTAATATCAGTATTGTTGTTGGTCTTGGAACTGGTTCTAAAGAACAACAAACAGTTATGCTAAACAGTATTTTGGAAAGACAAATACAAGCATTTCAATTACAGGGTGGAAAAGAAATGCCAATGGTTTCATTAAAAAATATCTATAATACTTTAAGTAAAGTTATTGAAAATGCTGGTCTTAAAAATGTAGAAAATTATTTTGTAGATCCTGATGTTGGTAAACAAATGATGCCACCACCTCAACCACCACCATTAACACCTATTGAAAAAATTGAATTTACTAGAATAGATGCTGAAAATAAAAGAAAACTTGCAGACCTAGAATTACAAGCTCAAGAATTACAACAAAAAACTCAAGAAATGCAATTAGACTTTGAGGCTAAAATAAAAGAAATGGCCTTGAAATATAATACACAACTTGATACAGCAAAAATTAAAGCAGATGCAGATTTAGATAAAATGCTTATGTCAAGTGATACTAAAATTATTGAACAGGCACAGAAATCTGCTAATATGTTTAGCGATCAATTAAAAGGAATAAATGAAAGCGAAAGACCAGGCGGACAGGGCGGTGGAGATCAATCGATCCAGCGAAGCCAAACAGATATTAGGGAATAAAATTTTTATAGAGGCCATTGAATCTCTAAAAAAACTTTATTCTGAAGCACTTCTTGAAAAAACAGGTGCTAAAGAAAGTGATACTAGAGAAAAACTCTGGATTGCTTATAATGTTGTTGGAAAAGTAGAGCAACATCTACAAACTGTTATTGAAACAGGGGAACTTGCAACTAAACAGTTGGAAGATTTCAGGAAACAACAGAATAATACAAAATTTTAACCAATATGGTTAGAATAAGCCAAGTCATAAAAGACAGCTTAACAATAGGAGGACTTAATGTCTGACCAAAACCCATTACTGAACAATGCTTCAGTACAAGGTGCAGCAAATTCTATTGAAGGTTTGATGGACACTAAAGGTGTTATCAAAAAACCTCAAGCAGATGCAGCACCAGTTGAACCAAAAGAAGAAGTTGAAGCGAAAGTGGAAACTGAAACAGAAGAACAACAACAACCTGTTGCTCAACCAGAGGAAACAATGGAAGTAGCAGAAGAAGAACAAGCATCACAAGATGAAAATGCGATTGAAGAACAAACAACCGATCTACACCAAGTAATTGTTAATGGTGAAAAGATTGATGTTGACCTTGAAGAATTAAAAGCAGGTTATCAAAAAGATGCTGACTACAGACGAAAAACTGAGGAGATAGCAATTGAAAAAAGAGAGCTAAAATCTGAAGAAGATCGTCTTAAAAATCAGTATTCAACTAAGATGGATGATTTAAATTCATTAGTAGTTACTTTAAATGCTGAGATTAACAACGATATGAATTCTAAGGAGCTTGATGCTCTTTGGGATGAAGATCCGACTGAAGCTGCTAGAGTTGATCGTAAAATTAATAAACGAAAACAATCAATTCAACAAGCACAGCAAAAACTGAGGCAACATCAAGAAACTCAGTTTCAGGATATACTAAGAAATGAACAAAAAAAACTTCATTTAAAACATCCTGAAATTGCTGATCCTATTAAGGGTAATTCAGTTAAATCAAATATTATGGGTTATTTAAATTCTAAAGGCTTCTCAAATGATGATGTTTCTAGAATTTATGATTCAAGATATTTTGATGTGATTATGGATGGTATGAAAGCTAATGCGACTAAACCCAATTTAGTAAATAAAAAAGTTAAACCATCTAGTAAATTTGTTAAGTCAGGCGTTAAAACTACTAAGGAAGATATAAATAGTCAGTCTAGGTTGAAGAAGATTAATGCGTTGAAGAAAAGCGGAAGCACTAAAGATGCTACCGATTTACTGATGCGTTATCTATAAACAATAACCTAACGGAGAAAACAAATGGCTAAATACCAAACATATACAACAATAGGTATAAGAGAAGATCTAGCGGACATAATTTATTCAATTAGTCCAACAGAAACACCTTTTATGTCTGGATGTGCAAAAACAAAAGCAACAAATACACTACACCAATGGCAAACAGATGCACTAGCTGACGTTGCTGCAAATGCTGCGGTTGAAGGTGCTGACATTTCTTATGGAACTATGTCGCCAACTGTACTTGAAACTAACTACACTCAAATTTCTACTAAAGGAATTCAAGTTACTGCAACTAACGAAGCTGTAACTTCTGCTGGAAGAAATAATGAGATGGCTTACCAAGTAGCTAAAGCTGCAAAAGAATTAAAAAGAGATATGGAAACAGCTCTTTTATCTAATGTTGCAAAAACTGCTGGTTCGTCATCAGCTGCAAGAAAACTTGGTGGATGTCCAACTTGGTACGAAACTAATGTTGATGCAGGTACTAGTGGTTCTGGTGCTGGTAATGGTGCTATAAGAACAGATGGAACTCAAAGAGCTTTTACTGAAGATCAGTTAAAAGGTATTTTAGTTAGCTGTTACAATGAAGGCGGAAACCCTAACATGATTATGGTAAATGCTTTCAATAAACAGAAACTATCTGGCTTTACAGGCGGTTCTACTAGATTTGATGCTGCAGAAGATAGAAGATTAATTACTTCTATTGATGTGTACGAATCTGACTTTGGAACTATGCAAGTATCACCAAACAGATTTATCAGAGGTGCTAATGGTACTGCTGCTAAAATCGGACAAGATGCTCACATTCTAGATATGGAATACTGGGGTGTTTCTTTCCTTAGAGATTTTGCTCTACAAACACCTGCACAAACTGCAGATGCTGACCAAAGATTTATGGTTGCTGAGTATACTCTTGAGTCAAGAAATGAAAAAGCAAGTGGTTTAATCACAGATTTAACTACTTCATAATAAATATAAAATGGTGGGGGAATTATCCCCCATCATTCAATTAACAATTTTGTTTGGTCTTTGAAGTCAATGACGGAACGAAGCAAATAAATAGGATAAAAAAAATGAGAACATTAAACGATTACTTTATAACAGCTGAAATTGAAGACGTATCAACAACTTCATCAACCTTTGTTGCTATCCCTGATAATGGAAAAGTGGTTAAAATTTTAACTGCTTTACAAGGTGCTATTACAGGTGCTAATGCAGCAATCACTTTTGAAATAGGTGGAACTGCTATGACTAGTTCAGCGATTACAGTTGCATACTCAGGTTCTGCTGCTGGTGATGTAGATACATCTAAGCCAAGTGCTGCTAATAATGTTTTAGAAGGTGGAACTATCGAAATAATTACAGATGGTGGATCAACTGGAACTGCAAAACTTCTTGTTACTTTTGTTATAAGAAGATAATATTAATTATGGGGGATCTTACCTAGCGGTATTTCCCCCTTTAAAAACTAGGA